ATTTTTTCGAAGTTTTTATTTTATTGATCAAATTTTTTCGAAGTTTTTATAGAAATCGATTAAATTTTTCGAAATTTTTATGAAATTGTTTTTAAGGTATCGAAGAGGCTTATGGTTGGATTTTTATATTTTGTTAGTAGGGTTATATTAATCTTACTTCTTTCGTTTTACTATCGTTAGCTTTGATAGGTTATACATCAGATTTTTTTATTGTTTGAGAGTTTTTATTGGGAATTTTTTTTAGATGGGTATTAAAATTGTCTACTTTTTTTTGGATATAATCATTTATGTTAGAAGCGTTGGATTTTTTCATCCATGTTAGGAGAGTAGCGTAATGTGAATAATATTTTTTATTTTTAGAGGCGATATATTGGCTGAGTTGTTCTATGAATTCTTTAGTTATAGGTTCTGAGAATTTGTCGATAAGTTTAGAGTATTCGATATTTGTGAGTGAGACATTTTGGAATTCTCCGTATTTTTTTTTATTTTGGAGATTTAAAGGATTTTTTTTATATACAGGGGGGTATATATATTCTTTTGTTTCTGTTTCTGTTTCTGGTACTGCTTCGGAGTTCGGGGGGGCTAGGGTAGGGGCTTTGAAGGGGCTAGGGTAGGGGCTTTGATATTTATTAAAAAGAGGTTCAATAAATGGTTTGATATATGAAATTAAAGAGTTTTTTGGTAGACTATTTAAAATTTTAATAGCACAGATAAAAAGATTTTGATTATCAATCGGATTAAACTTAAAATAATTTTTGATAAGTATAATAGAATTTTTTTCGTCATATAATATAAAATTCTTTTGAATAAGTTGGGTAAGTTTTTTTTTAACCTTATTTATTGACCAATATAAGTCAGCATGAATATACCCTATTGGAAGGGAATAAAAGCCAATTGCATTTGAATGAGGAGAAGTAAGCAAATAAAGAAATAAAATTTGAGAATCAATATCTAATTTTGTAAATTTTTCATCCTGCCATATTTGAGTATATATTTTTTGGTATCTCATATTACTCCTTTAAAAAAGCAACGCAGAAAACGAGCGGATGGTTGGTCTCTTCCACAAATATATTGGTGATTTGTGTTTTTCTGCGTTGTATTTGATTTTCTCTGGATATTATAAATACCATCCTAAATTTTTATCATTATCCGTTATTTAATTAATGTCAAGGAGAGATTTAATTTTTTAAAAAGGTATATCATCATCTTTTTTGTTGTATTTTTTTGTTTTTGTCCAATATTTTTTATAAAGCATAGGAACAATAGATTGATTAAAGTCTAAACATAATTCTTTTCTTTCATCAGGACAAGTTCTTTTACATGCGAAATTATGTTTCCCAGATATAGGATCGTAGATTCTGATACATACCATTGGTCTGGGGAAGTTTAAAAAGGGTCTTTTGTAATAATTCTCTATTTCCCAATGTAAAATAGATAATTGATAATTGAATCCTCTTTCACAATGACAGGCATAAGTTAAAGAATATTTTGTCTTTGGATTATATATACTAATTAATCCTGTATCCCAACAACCTTCTTCATCGCATTGATATTTAATATCTCGTAAGTAGAAATCTGCATTAGGTGCTTTCCTGATTTCTTTGATGATTTGTTGTATTTCTGAATTTATCGTGAACATAACTTTCTCACCTCTTTTACTTAATATTATAGAATTTCAGGCAAGAAAACTCCTGTTTTTAAACAGGAGATGAATTGCCGTCCTCCTTTCTTGAAAGATTTTACTTGATAACTTACATATGAAATTTAAAACTCATATCCACCCCATCTTCTGGTTTTTCCACATCTTTGACATTGGTCTGTCTGAGAAAACCAACCTTCTCGTATTACTTTAAAAATATGTCCCTCATAAAGGTCTTGACTATGTTCACAAGGAAATTCGGGACATATTAACCTATAGCTCTTTTCTCCCGTTTCTTTTATGTATGTCCCTCTCCATTCTTCTATGAGTTCTTTCCCACATCTTATGCAGAACTGTTTTTTAATATCCATTATTTCTCTTTCCCCTTTTCTTAATATTTTAATATTATATCTTCTTCTTCCAATAAGAAGATTTTATCAGCTATTAATAACTTTCTTGAAAATACATCTCTTAGAGAATAAACTATTGTATATTTTCCTTTGAATTTCACCATATCTAATAGTGTTTGATAATCTTTATCTCCTGCAACCAATACAAAAACTTCAAAAGAACTCTCATCACATATAAGCCTTTTAAATATCTCATTTACTATTACTACATCCATATTTTTATTTTTATCAAAAGTCTCTTTTTCGTGAGTGATATATCCATACTTTTCAAGCATTATCTTAAAATCCTGACCAACTCCCTTGTGGTGGATAGAGAAAAAGGCTAATAATTCTAAATTATCATTCTCTTTTGTTACTACATCATCAATAATTCTTTGTTTTAGCTTGCCGAAATCTATTTTAGAAGATTTCATTGAAAATTTATAATACAGGTTTTGTATGTCAATTGCTGCAAGAATGTTCATTTATAAAGTTTCAGGCAAGAAAACTCCTAAATTATTTTCATTTTCTTCAAATCTTTCTCATACAATACTTGGCATAAATCAGCTATTTCTTTTAATCTCTCTGGTGATTTTAACCATCCAAAGTGTCTAATTCTCGGATTATCAAAACTTTGTAGAGGTCTTTGAAAACCAGTTATATGTTCATGAACTGCTTTCTGAAATTTAATTTTACTTTTTCTACTTCCGTCTGACTGTCTTTCCATAATTCTTCTAACAAACCGCCATTGCCAATCTGCATGGAATGTAATATCTGGATTCTCGCATATACTCATGTCCCATGCTCTATAATGCTGTCTTGGTAAACATATAACATCATAAGAACTTTCTGACAGTCCTAAAAATTTGTCGTAATCTTCTTCAATTATCCTTTCATCTCCGTCAATTATTAATACCCAATCTGTATCTTCTGGAGCTAATTCTATTAGTTGAGTTCTAGCGGGACCGTAACCCTCTCTCTTAATAATATCATCATCAACAACTATAGCTCCTAAACTTCTACATAATTCTTGTGTGCCATCCATAGAACCAGTATCAACCACCAGCCAGTGGTTAGCAATAGGTTCTACTGATCGCCACATAGCTTCAGCCGATTCAATTTCGTTAAAATAATTACTTGCTATTGTTATTATTCCCATAATCTTTACCTCCTTTATAGTCTATTTCCTCTATAGTATGTTTTCTCCCAGCTTCCAAATGTATTAATAATTTGTTTTTTCTTCCAAGAAAATTCATATATTCGGTCATCCACACGCATACCTTTTGGGCTTATCTGGTTTATATGCAAATAGGGGAATCCTCCAATTTTCCCTGTTTGCATATCATAATATGAATTTCGGAATAAAATACGAATATCCCAATCTAATGGTTGACCTGTCACTGGATGATAAGCAGGAAGTTTTTTTCTTATCCTATTTTTAAATTTATACCATCGGTTCCATTTGTAAAAACAATGAAATATTTTACTCAACATAATCCCATCCATTTTTCTCACAAGCCTCTTTATAACTCAAATCATGCCCTTCTTTTTCCCATAAATCAGCACAAAGTTTAGTTATCCTCTTTTTTCTTTCTGGATTACTTAAATATTTTAAGTGCATTATTAATGGATTTAGAATACTTTTAAAATCTTTTTCGATTCCTTCTAATTGTTCATGAACCATATTTTTGAATTGAATTTTAGACTTACTATTGATTATTGTTCTCTTTATCAATCTTGCTTGATAGTCTGGATTATGCTCTAAATCCATTAGGATAACTTTACTTGTTCGAAGAGAAGAAGAAGATGTTGTTCCATCGTAATAAATAAATTTGCATTGGTATCTAGGCAACCAGATTAAATCACAATCATAATAAGTATTAATCATAGATTTAAGTTGTGCCACATAGTGCCAATCCATTCTTTCATCTCCGTCAATTATTAATACCCAATCCATCCCTTCGCTTAATTCAATCAATTTAGTTCTTGAATATCCATACCCTTGGGTTTGTATCATATTAGACTCTACAAGAGTTAATTTATCATTAACAACTTGTTGGAGTCTTTTCTGTGTTCCATCTGTAGAACCTGTATCAACGACTAACCAATGAGATACTATATCTTTAAAATTTTCCCATATAGGCTCTACATTATCAACTTCGTTAAAAAAATTACTTGCTAAACCGAGTTTTTGCATATCTTATACCTCCTTTAATCTTTATTTGCATATTGCAGTGAACTACCTCTTGGCTAAAGACCAAGAGGCTTCCTCTTTCAACGAGCCAGCTAATGCTGTTCTCTCCAGAGGCGTGAATTTCCCGCGTTCCACGGGTATTAAAGCAAATTTTTTAATGTTGTTTGCGGCAAGCACATCTCTATCGTGTTTTGTTCCACACTCTTTACAAATCCATTCTCTATCCGAAAGTTTTAATTCCTGATTGACTTGACCGCAAATACAAGTCTTACTGCTTGCTTCAAATCTGCCGATTACAAGCAAATTTTTCCCATACCATTCAGTTTTGTATTCAAGTTGTCGTCTAAATTCTCCCCAGCTTACATCTGATATTGCTTGAGCGAGACAATGATTTTTAACCATTCCTTTTACATTCAAATCTTCAATAGCGATAGTATTCACTTGTTTTTCGTGAGTTATCTGATATGAAAATTTGTCTAAAAAGTCCGACCTTTGATTACTTATTTTTTCGTGCATTAAAGCAACTTTTTTAATTTGTTTCTTTCTGTTATTACTTCCTTTAACTTTTCTACTCAACCATCGCTGTTGTCTTTTCAACTTTCTTAAACTATTTTTCAAATACTTTGGATTATCTATTTTTCTACCGTCAGAAATAGTGGCAAATGTTTTAATGCCCAAATCAATCCCGATAGTAGTTTTTTCTTTTATCTTTCTCTTTTTAGGTAATTCTTTATCTTGTTCAATTAAAATAGAAATATAGTATTTTCCAGTTGGCATTTTACTGACAGTAGCTGTTTTTATCTTACCTTCTAATTTTCTATGTTGTTTTATATTTATACCCTTAACTTTTGGTATATCCAATTTATTTGACAATTTTAAATGTTGCGGTATTTGGAAACTATTGATATTACGCTTTTTACTCTTAAAATTAGGAAATTTATTTTGTTTTCTAAAAAAGTTTGTAAAAGCATTGTCTAAATTTCTTAATGACATCTGAAGCGACTGGCTATTTACTTTACTCAACCATTCAAAATCTTTTTCTTTTTTTAATTCCGCTAATTCATTTATTAAATCAAAACAGTTTAATCTTTTTTTATCCTGCTGATATGCTTTTATCTTTTCACCTAACCCCCAATTAAAGACAAAACGGACACAGCCAAAATGTTTTTCAAGCAATTCTTGCTGTTTTTTGTTGGGGTAAATCCTATATTTGTATGCCTTATTAATCATATTTATAGTATAGCATACCTATTTGTAAAAAGTCAAGTATTATTTAGCCATTCATCTCAAGGGCTAAAGACCCTTGAGTTTTCTGGCAAAATTTTAATAAATAATATTAATGATTATCGTTTTGACGATTTTCTTATATCTCCTTTTTTATTATAATCTCCATCAAGTATTCTGTTTGTTTGGGAATAGACATAATCATGAAGTTGATAGAGATCCTTTAGATATTGAGGGATTATTATTTTTTGAAGTTTAAGAGTTTCCGCAGTATCTATATTGACAGATACAATCCTCAATATTTTAATTAAACATATAATGGGTTGAACATTTTGAAAATCACATCTCCATTTTATTGTTTCATTATTAATAAAAAAATAATTATTACTATTTATATATTTAAGGCCTCTTGTTCTTATTTTATAAAAGATGTCAATATATAATTGTGAAGAACGAATATTAATTATATTATTAGATATACAATATAATTTTTCTGTTTTGGATAATTTTGAAGTATTATTTTGATTTTTATTAATTAAAAAAGTTTTATGAGTCTCTTTGATGAATTTACCTATATTTTTATTCATACATTCTTTAGATATAGCTATGTTTGTTATAATTGAATTGCCTTCAAATATTAATCCACTGTAAGTTTCTATTTTATCTAAATGGATTAGTTTATTTTTTTGGTATTGATATATCTGATCTATATTTAAAATCATTCCGTTATATAAAAGAACACACACGCTCTCTATATTGCTATTAATTACACCAATTTTAAGGGAACCCCATTCACATAATCCCCTTTTACCTACTTTGGCTCTATAACTATTTATTTTATCAACTCTTTTCCATGCTTCATCGTTCTGTTTACACCACGCTGGATCTTCATAATCACTACTAAATCCACACATTATTGGCATATTCCCCTCCTTTTAACTAATCATATTATTATTTTTGATAGTTGCCCATTCATCAAATTCGTATCCTGTTAATACTTTCTTGTTGTTAATTTCATCAACACGATAAATATATCGTTCTATTACCGATCGTAACAATCCTATTTTATATCTAGTGGTATAAATTTCTCTATAGCAAATTTTTATTTTATTTCCTACATCGCAATTTTTGTAAATTATTGCATTTTTTGTTTGTATATCTTTTATATTTATGTGAATTTCTGTTATATATATGTTTTCCCCATGTTTATAAGTATATATTTGTTTACCAGAAACTACACCGTCTGCTATCATTATATTAGATTTTTCTTCTCTTATGTCTTCTTCTGATAAAATGGAGAGCAATACTATTATAATTCCTATTATAATGATAAGTAATGCTTCTATATTAATTCTACCTTTTTGCATTTTATTTTTCTCCTTAAAGGCAATTCTCCCCTTTTGGGAAGATGGCAGGAAGAATTAATGAATAATCCCAAAGGGGAGTTGTTTGCCTATATTTTTTTGTGAAATTTCAAGTTTTTTGATTGCCACCATATATTAATTATAACATATATTAAAAAAATAACAAGAAATTTTGATATAATATAAATAATATGCTCACAGTAAACAATAAGAACGAAATTATCTTCAGAAGAACTCCAAAGCAAAAAGAAGGATTCCGCCTTCTTAAAAACGAAGATTTTACAGAAGTATTGCTAGATGGTGGAGTGCGTTCTGGCAAAACTACTCTTGTTGTCTTTTTTCTACTTACTTTTTGTCTTGAGAATCCAGGAGTATATATATTAATTGGTAGAAGGTTTTTTGAACATGCAAGGAAAAGCCTATATTTACAAACAATTGAGCCAATGTTTGCAGTTTTGCCATCGCATTTATACAAAGTGAATAAGGCAGATTGGATTATCAGGTTTAGAAATGGGTCTCAAATCTGGATAGGCGGCTTTGATGATAGTAAACATATTACAGAGATAATGGGTAGAGAATATCTAATGGCATTTTTGAATGAAGCACCTGAGATTGAAGAAGAAATGGTTGACAAAGTTATCACAAGATTAGCCCAAAAAGTGCCAAAACCAGGTAAAAAGGGACAATTCTGGAAACCAAAGCTAATTTTTGATTGCAACCCTGTTTTTGGGGAATTTTATCTTAATAAACGCTTTGAAGATATAAATAGCAAAGATAAGGCGAGATTGAGGTGGACTACCTATGATAATAAAGAGAATTTAACAGAATATTACATTACAAACCTTGAAAAATCATTAAATCCGCAAGAAAAATTGAGATTAATGGATGGACTCTGGATAGGTGGTGGGGATTTTGTCTATAAAAATATTAGTTCATCCGTCAAAGTTGATAGTTATGATATAAGAGCATTTACCCATCTTGTTGGAGGTATAGATTGGGGATATACTTCTGCCTTTAATTTATGGGGAATTGTTGGTAAAAAAGCTGTTTGCCTTGCAGAGTTAGAGGCAAAGGATAAAATTACAGATGAATTCCTTGAAGAAATCATAATAATATTGCAAAATAAGCAGATTGATTATAAAACTTTCCCTGTTTATTGCGACCATGAACCAGATAGAATAAAAGAGGCAGAAAGGAAAGGATTTAATGCAAAAAATGCCTATAAAGATGTCTCGGCAGGGGATAGCACTGTAAATTGGTTTGACATTGGAATTCACAGAGATTGCATTGCTACATATAGGTCATTGCAATATTTGCAAAATAAAAAAGATAGGAGTGGAATGATAATAGATGGTAAACATATAGATACCGATTCACATTCGGCAGATGCAAGTAGGTATGCACTCCATAGCTATCGCATGGAATATGGAGATTATATTGAATGGAAGGATATAGTTCCAGAACAACAACTAATATTTCATGATATGTATAAAAAACATTTTTAACTAAGTTTTGAAAGGAGGTGATATAGTGTATGAATAGTGAAAGAGTTATACATATAGAAAGTATTGATAATTCATTATCTATAGTGTTTACATTGATAAAAGGAACAAAAAAAGTGCAATATGGAATAATAATAAAGATGGACGTTTCATATAGATATTGCGACAGTCCAACAGCCATAGAATTATATTCAGAATTATCATCAAAAGGTGAATCTGGGGTATGGAATATATTAGAGAGAGAAATTGATAAACTTTTGTTGGCTAATGTCCATGAGACCAAATTAAATCAAAGTATGATATAATATAATTAAAGGAGGTAACAAACTATGTCTTTAAATGTATTCGGAGAAGAAGAAATGAGAGAGCAATGCATTGGCTATGAAGGAAAGGATTATTTACCACATGTCCCTAAAGGCATACCATATTATAATATGAGATGCATAAATAATCCAGAATTTCCCAAAGGACATCCCGACTATCCGTTTCATCTATGGGGGCAGATGGGTTTGGGAGTAATTCATAATGACGAGGAATTAAGAGAGGCTCTTATAAAGAATGAGAAAGAAGGAGAAAGAAGGCGTGAAGCCAAAGTTTAAAAAAGTTGGTGTTCTTAATGACAGGCAAATTATTTGCCTGAATTTTTATGCAATATAAAGAGCTAATAGACGATGACGGAATAAAATTAGTTAAGAAATTATGTCTCAGGAAATATGGTGATCCTATGTGGAGTGAATATATCACTATTAATAAAGTTTTGACAGAATTTATTGGCTTGGGTTATAATGTTTATGGAAATTGCGAACATATAATCCATAATTACGCACAAAGAATATTAGATTATATGCAAACTGTTCATAGAGGCGAGATATACCGTGGTGAGGATCCTCTCTTAGAGTCTCAAGAGAATAGAAATTGGGATAAAGGGCGTAGGAAAGGGAAATATAAACCTATTCCAGAAGATGAAGTTGTAAAATTAACGTTAGAAGGTAAGCTTATAGGGGAATTGGCTAAGGTATATAAGCGGAATAGAAGAACTATAACGAGAGTATTAGTGAAACATGGAATTACCGAATTAGATAGAACATGTATAGGCATACATTGCCATAAAGAATTTAAAGTAAGTATTCACAATGCAAACAAAACTATACAACACTATTGTTCAGAAGCTTGTGCGGATTATCATTATAGATTGCGAATGAGAGAACAAAGAAAAGCTATTGAAGGACAAAGTATAATAACAACAAAATACAAGGAAGGGATTTATGTTAGCGTATAGAGTCAAAATTAAAGTAGATGATGTTTATACAAGCACTGGCATAAAATATCTTAAACATTTGGATAGAATGAAAATATTACAAGAGACAAAGAAGGCGTCCCCTATTACTTTGCAGGTTGCATTAACAGATAAATGTAATTTAAAATGTAGTTTTTGCTCTGTTGCAAATAGAAATAAAAACAGAGAATGGGATTATGATGAATTAATTGCGGCGGTTGATATTTTTATTGCATTAGGCATAGAAACAATAGAAATAACAGGTGGCGGCGAACCGACTCTCTATAGTCGCTTTAGAGAATTTGTAACATATTGTCAACAAAAAGGGTTAAAAATAGGACTTATTACAAATGGGACTATGTTGATGGCTATCCAAGATATTCTACCGAAACTAATATGGATAAGAATATCAATGAATACCATTGATTATATATATCCTAAACAACTGTTAATTCCCAAAATTCCTCGTGATACTACGCTTGGTTTTAGTTATGTAGCTGATAATATAATAGATTTAAGTGGTAGATTAAACAGGATTGTTGAATATACTCTGCAATATAAACCTGATTATGTCCGCGTAGTGCCAAACTGTAGAAATTCCATAAGGCAAATGAAAGAAGAACATTTTAGAATACAAAAGCTTATAGAACCACACAAAGATATAGGATTTTTCTATCAAGCCAAAAATCCTCAACAGGGGGGGCAATGTCTTGTAGGTTATTTCAAGCCTTACTTATATACAGACGGGTATGTTTTCCCTTGTTCTTCTGTAGTTTTAAATAGTGATTCTGAAGTCCGATTTAATGCTCCCTATAGATGGTATTTCTGGCAAAAAGCTAAGGGTATTTATTCAAAAGAAGTAAAACCAATCAATGGTATAACTTGCGATAAATGCGTTTTTGAAGAAAACAATAGATTATTAAGAAGTGCATTATATCCTATTAAACATGCGGAGTTTGTATAATTGAAACTAGGACCCTTTGAAATAAAATTATTCAAAAAAGAAGAAAGCCAAAAAACACCTACAACAGCAGGAGCATTTGGGCAAGAAATAGGAGTAACTGGAACAACTGTCTATTCGGGTATTATTTACGATGAATACAATGTTGATTTACAACATACTAAAAAGTATGAAGAATATGAACAAATGAGGAGCGGGGATGGCATGGTTTCAGCAGTGTTGTTGGGCTGTTCATTACCTTTACGCACTGCCGAATGGGATATAGTGCCTACTTCACAAGATGGAATTGATAGAGAGATTGCTGATTTTGTAAAAGATAACCTCTTCGAGGGATTGTCAATTTCTTGGGATTCTTTTTTGGAACATATATTTTTAATGAACGCTTTTGGATTCAGTAATTTTGAAAAGATTTTTATAGTTGGAGATGATAATAAATATTATTGGAAAACTTTAGCACCGAGATTACCTAAAACTTCGTGGTCTTGGGAATTTGATGATTCTGGAGGTATTAAATCATGGACACAAAAAGTGATGAAAGGTGAGCAGAGTGGCACTTATACTATACCAATCAATAAATTATTAATATTTACAAATCAAAGAGAAGGCTCTAATTATGAAGGTAAATCATATTTAAGGGCTATGAGACAACATTGGTATTACAAAAGCCATCTTTACCGTATAGGAGCAATGGCAGTTGAAAGGCATGGAATGGGAATACCTGTTATAACATTACCAATAGGATATACAAACGATGATGTAACCACCGCAAAAAGCATAGGAGAATCGGTAAGAGCACATGAAAGAGCTTATGTAATGAAGCCTCCTGGTTGGGAGTTTAAAATTGAAGGTTATACAGGTCAATTAACAGATCCGAGTAGGCTCATAAAACACCATAACGAAATGATTGCAACGAGTATATTGCAGCAATTTTTATTATATGGTATTTCCGAATTAGGAGCAAGGGCATTAGGTGAAACAATGTCTGACTTTTTCTTGATGGCATTACAGGCACAAGCAAGGAATATTGAAGATACCATGAATGCTTATGGTATTAAGCAATTAGTTGATTTTAATTGGAAAGTCAATAAATATCCTAAATTAAAATGTTCAAGACTACAAGCTATGGATTTTGTAAAATTATCTCAAACATTGCTAAATTTAGCAAAATCTGGTTTCTTACAACCCGATATAAGCACAGAATCGGCATTAAGAACTCAGATGGATTTGCCTATCAGATCAGAAGATGGGGAAGTTGAACCAGTAGACAAGAACGAAAACTATCAAAACATGAAAGAGAGAATATATAAAATAGCTGGTATCAAACCAAAATTTCAAATAGGAGGTTATTATCATGGGGAGAAAGCGGAAGAAGAAAGAAAAGAAAAAAAAGATAAAGTAGAATATCTAAGAGAACCAACTGATTTGGAAAGCAATATTTTGGCTTTAAAAGAGATGGAGGATGGGCTTGATGAAGCGGTTAATCTTCTCATTCAAAAAGTGCAATCAATACAGAAAGACCAGATAGATAATATTGCCTATGAAGTGTCAAAAAGAGAAGTAGATGATATTCCTAATGTAAAAGCACGATATGTATCTCAAATGGCTGAAAATATCAAAGATGTACTTGTCTCTATATACAATTTTGGAAGAAAACAAGTTAATAATGAGATAGAAAAACAAGCAAGACCAGTAAGATTATTAAAAGACGAAGATAAAAAATCAAATATAGACGAAAAAGCTATATTTGCTTATATTTATGCTAAATCTTTGCTAGTTGCGAGAAGATTATCCCAGAAATATCTTGATACAGCAACCTTTTCAGCAATGAATTATAAGCGTTCTGGGATAGACAATGAAACTACACGAAAATTAGTCTTTCAAGATTTACAGGAGTTATCAGATAGAGAACTTGAAAAATCTGCAAATATGGCAGTAATGGAAGCTTTTGGTATAGGAAGAAATACAGAAGCCCAGCAATACGAAGAAGTAGTAGAGACTGCGGTATATTCAGCAGTAATGGATACAAAATCATGTATTCCTTGCCGAAATCTTGATGGAATAAGACATAAATTAAATGATCCAGTCTATGCAACTCCAAACCCCCGATGTTCTGGTGGATTAAGATGTAGGTGTATTAATGTTTATTTGATGAAAGAGGTAAGGTAATATGGATTCAAGAAAAAAGAAAGAAACGAAAAATTTGAGTGATGCTCATACAATATAGAAAAAATTGCTTTAATAGAAATGTCAACTACCACCAGCTAAAGGTGAAGTTTTGAAGCTAAATGTTTAAAAAGATCAAGATTTTTAGGAGATAAATGTTTACGATTACGCATTTTTTTAATTACATTCCTTATGATTTTGCATTGGTTTTGTTTAATCCGCAGATGTGGCTCAAACAAATCCAAGAACTTTGCCTTGTTTTTTATAATATGATATAATATAAATTATAATAAAAATATATTAATTTAATCTAAGCCTGATCAGCTTAGAGCAATAATATTTAGCCTGTTAGGGTCATGCATGACTGGCTCTAACAGGCTTTTTTATTATATATGAAAAAAAAGATGGAGGTATAAAATGCCATATCCAACATTAGATAGTTTGCCTGATGGAGTGAAGACAATGCCATCTCATGCTCAGAATATCTGGCAAAGTGCCTTTAATAGTGCTTACGAACAATATGATGGAGATGAAGAAAAAAGTTTTGCTGTCGCATGGGCAGCAGTTAAGAAGCAATATACTAAGGAAGGTGAGGAGTGGGTAAAGAAGGCAATGGAACCAACTCCTAATTCTGTGCATGTGCCTGGTATATCAGACGGTGATGAAGATGAAAAAATGAAGAAGATGATGCAAAAAATGATGGGCGATATGATGCAGAATATAATGTCTGGAATGATGTTGGTTCCTAAAGATGGGTCTAAAAGCAAAATGAAGTCTATTATTGATTTACATGGCATAAGACTTATAGATACTACGGAAATAGATATAAAAGGCTTAACAGAGGGTGCCCCTATACAGATAATGTGTGTAGGAGAATGGAGTCACCCTGAATATGGGGATTTTTCAATTACAGAAGGTGATGTAGCAAAATTTGTAGAAAATTTTGAGAAGGGCAAGCGTGAATTAGTAATAGATTATGAACATTTGTCAGCCGATGGCAATATACAGGGACCTGTTCCAGCTGCTGGATGGATAAGAAAATTATTAAATAAAGGTAAACAAGGGCTTTGGGCTATCCCATACTGGACAAAGAGAGCTGTAGACTACATTGTTAATGGTGAATATAGATTCTTAAGTCCAGAATTTGATTTTGCCTATACAAATAAACAGGGTAAACAACAAGGACAAACTGTTTTCGCCTCTGCTCTTACAAATAGACCATTTCTAGAAGGAATGTCCCCTGTTATGTTATCTGAAGGGTGGAAATTAGCAGAATGGACTGCAGCTAAACAAAAACAGAAGAAGGAGGAAGTATCAATGGATAATTTAATATTACAAGAGTTAGAATTGCCAGAAGATTCAGCAATAGAAATTGCTATAACCGCAATTCGCAAACTAAAAGAAGGAGTAAAAAACATGGAAAATTCAGATAAACTAAAAGAAGAAGTCAAAAAGCTATCTGATTTAGTTATAAAGGATCAAGAAGAAATAAAAAGACTCGCAGAAAAGAGTAAAACTCTTGAAGATAAGCTAAGAGATAAAGAAATGGATGAAGTTATAAATAAAGCCCTCAAAGAGGGGAGAATAATTCCAGTCCTTAAAGACCATTATGTAGAATGGTATAAAATTGATCCTGAAAGAACTACAAAATTACTATCAGAATTACCACCTATTGTTGACCTCGGCATAAGAGGTGCAGATGGAGACTCTGTTAAAGTAAAAGAAGGTATGGAGCTGGTAGAAGAAGAGATAGCTAAGAAAATGACCGAAGCTAAAATAGATTATGCAGGAGCTTTGACTATGGTATTTAAAGAAAAACCTGAACTCTATAAGATATATAGAGAAGCTCAAGGCTTCAAAACATGAGAAATAGGAGGTAGAAAAAATGTCTAAATCTACAGACGGAAATGATATAAGTTATAAAGCTGCTGGGGATTTAAGTGCGAAGCAATATTATGTAATGAGAATATCAGCAGCAGATACTGTCAACACAGCAGCAACAAATACATCACAAGTTCCTGTAGGAATATTGCAGAATGACCCTGCTGCAGCCAATGAAGAGGCTACAGTAAGGCAGGCAGGAACAAGCAAAGTAGTAGCAGGAGACGCAATAGCAAGTGCGGGAACGATGCTAACTTTTGATTCCAGTGGTAGAGTTATAACTCAGACCAATGGTAACCAATATAGAGTAGGAGTAAATAAAGAAGTAGCAACTGCCGCTAATGAGATTATAGAAGTTGTTCTTGTTGGCTTAGGGCATAAAGAATCATAATAGGAGGTGAAGAGAAATGTTACCAACAGAACATGATGTTCATGTAAATCAAATAATGTCTAACATTTCAGTATTATACAAAAATACTGAATTTATTGCTGATAAAGTAGCACCGATAATAGATGTAAAGAAAAAGTCAGATATAGTGCCATTATATTCAAAAGCTGACTGGTTCAGAGATGAAATAGTGCCAAGAGGTGTGAGTTCCGAAGGCCCTAGAGGCGGATACCGTATAGATGTGAGTAATTCTTATACTTGCATAGATTATTCATGGGCAAAAGAAGTTGCAGATCAAGTCAAAAATAATGCAGATCCACCTTTTAATTTGGAAGTAGAAGCTACGGAATATGCGAAAAATGTATTGTTATTAGGGATGGAAGGGAGAGTTGCTTCAATGATATTTACTGCTGCAAATTGGACAAGCACTTCTACACCATCAAATCTGTGGAATGATTATGCAGCATCTGACCCATTCTATGATATTCTTTATACTGCTGTATCAACAGTTAGAGGACTTATAGGGAGAGACCCCAATACAATGGTTATAGGAGCGCAGGTATGGGATATTCTAAGGACTCATCCTGACTTTCTAAGTAAACTTTCAAACAATGATAAAAGAATACTAACAGTAGATGCAACAGCAGCATTACTTGGATTTGATAAATTGCTTGTTGGAAAAGCAATAAAGGCAACTTCAGTAGAAGGCGCATCTACAACAACTATGGCTTATATATGGGGAAAACATTGTTGGATTGGTTATGTAGCTCCAAAACCAGGACTTAGAACTCCAACTGCTGCTTATATATTTAGTCATGGCCCCTCTGATTATGTAAAAAGCTGGAGAGAAGAGAATAAATCTCAGGATGTATATGAGGCATGGCATAGTGTAGATGAATATGTTGTAAGTGCAGATTGTGGTTACATGTTTGCGAATATTGTAGCTTAATCTGTTGCCTAAGTAAGTTATAACTTACGATGGTTAGAAGGAGAATAATATGGGAACAGAAAGAAAGAGAAGAAAATTAGTTCTAGATATACTAGATGTGCGTTCAACTCTTCAAATAGCTGGCACAACCAAAGTTACCTCTGCAAGTCCTAATATTGTCAGATCAACTGGAGCTAATATGATAATAGTTTCTGGTGGAGGACAAGTAGGAACAACCGGAAGTGGATATTTTAGCACCCCACTAACAAATGTTTTCCAAGTAATACCAGCAGGATCAGGAGCACCAAGTGCAGGTGTGACACCAGAAAAATATACATGGGCACCTGATTATTCTAATGCAGGTAGATTCTGGATATATCAAGTGCTTGCTTCTGGAGAGTTATATAAAGCTGGAACTACAAATGTATCTTATGTTGCATTTGGAAACTAGTAATTGGATTAGCATTGAAGCCCAGCCTGAACAACTGGGCTTCTTATTAAAATATAAATGAAAGGAAGGATTTATGGCAAAAAAACAGATTTTATGCTATTCCGATACTCCGACAGCTCCGACTGGTAGGGGTATTGTTATGAAAAACATAGCCGATTCGTTAGGGAAAGAATTTGATTTTACATTTTTTGGAATTAATGAATTTTATATTGATAATAGAAGTTTGGAATATTTTATTATACCAGCATTACCTAACCCCCACAATGATCCATTAGGGAGAGCTAAATTTTTTGAATATGCTATTAGAGCAAACTTTGATGTAATTTTTTTACAGATAGATATATTTGAATTAGGATTTATGCCTCAATTAATCAGAAGTTTACATGAACATTTAAAATATCCTGTTATTATTACTTATACAGCAATAGATGCACCAATATTAAGAGATTATGCTGACTATATAAGAGATGTAGATATAATTTTAGTTTATTCTGAATATGGATTTAAACAGATATTGAGAGTAGCACCCGAATTGAAGAAAAAAATGAAAATTATACCAATAGGCGTTAATCCTGATGAATATTATCCTATTATTAAAGACCAATTAACAGATTTTAAAGTTAATGTTTTGGGTGTAAATCCTGATTCTTATATAATAGGCAATATTAATCATCATAGTTATAGGAAAAACTTCCCAAGAACTCTACAATTTTATAACTTATTTGAAAAGAAATATGAAAGACCATCTGTCTTATATTTACATACGAGATTAAATGCTGATAATCCAATGGTGGATAGATGGGCAATGGGATATAACTTAGGGCAAATGTTAAACTGGTATGTATTGAAGCATGGCGTTATTAAATCACCGAATATTGAGGGTTTTAATCCATATCTTGTTACTACGGAACAAATGAATAAGATATATAATTGCCTTGACTTATTGATAACTACATCAACTGCTGAAGGGTTCTGGTTACCTAAATTATATGCTTTTGCAACAAAAACTCCCGTATTAATGCCTGACCATTCTGCTTTAAGCGAGACTCTAGAAAAAGCTGGAGTGCCGATTAAAATTCAGACTTATCATCATTTCCCTGGTAATGATGGCAGTGCAAGACCTATTGTTGATATAGATGACATGGTTGAAAAAGCTATAAATATTGCTGATGGTAAGCTAAACCCAAGAGTAGAAGAAGGCTTTAAATTAATATTAACAGATTTTCATATTATTAATGTTATGAAAGGATTTAGGGAAGTATTTAATATTGAAAAGATAAAACCTATTTTTGTAGTGCCTAAAATCACTAATGAAAACGATATATTATATGCCTTAGATGAAACCGCAGGAGATGTCTTGCTTGGGACTTCTGCAATACCAGGAGTTAAAGCTAAATTCCCTGAATCAAAATTGGTATACATGACTAAATCTATATACAAAGACATTTTGGAAGGTAACCCTGATATAGATGAAGTTGTAGATTGGAATGTTAATCTTTTAAATAAATATAAGAAAATGTATATGATACATGAACCTGTTTTGAGGGGAAATTGGGGAACTGCTGATGTTCCATTATATAGGATATATGCCGATATGCTGAATGTATCTTGGACTGAACCAAAAATATATCCCAAAATCGTTAATGATTTTAAATATGGTAACAAAGAATTCTTTGCAATCCATACATCGGGAGGACATCCTTTCCGTGTCTATAGTAGATTTGCAGAAGTTATAACACATTTTAAGAATATTCCTTTTGTTCAAGTTGGAGGTAATGGAGACATATATGCAGAAGGAGTATCTCTTGATTTAAGAGGGAAACTCTCTTTTAGAGAAACTGCTTTTATCCTGGCACAAGCAAAACTTGTAATCTGCATTGATTCATTTATATCGCATTGTGCCGCAAGTGTCGGCACTCAATCAGTAGTCCTTTATGGGACGGGTGCAGCACGAGTAACGCAACCTTATCGTATGACAATAGGGGTTGAACCAGACTATGTAAGGGTATGCCCTATTTTGGGTCCTTGTTTTGGTAATAGAATGGATTGCCGTCCGCCTTATTGCATTAACACTATTCCACCAGCGGATGTTATAAAAGCAATAAATTACGCATTAGAAAAAGGAGGTAATTAATGAATAAAAAAGTAACAATAGTAATACCACATGGACATACATGGAAATGGACACAAGTGGTTGTGTCAAGTTTTAAGAAAACTAAGAATAATGTTGATTATGATATTATGATTGTTAATAATTCGTCATGGCATAACAGTATTAGAGGAATAACTGAGACGAAATTAGGTGAAGGAGTAAAGGTAGTAGATAATTGGAAACCAAATAGATTCCATGCTTCAGCTTTAGATTGTGCAATAGAACTTATTGATACTGAATATATATTTACAGCAGAGACAGATAGTATGGCATGTAAAGATGGATGGCTTGATTGGTATCTTTCGTTCTTAGAAGGAGAGCAAAAGAATGTGGCAGTTGGCTATTATTGGGATGAAGGCGGATATGTGCATAATTATATTAATCCATCTGCAACATTATATAGAACTAAACCTGTACAAGAATTCAATAAACTTTGCATGGATAATCACGATTATACAATGTATTTTGGAGAAGGATTTAATCAGACAATGGATATAAGAGAAATGGATCAAAGTTACTTATCGTGGACTGGAGCATTTGCCGAGAAACGAGGATTTAAGCAAAAGACTGGTTCTGATAATGGTAGATTAAATGCAGGTTGGTATGAACCAGGGCAACAACTATATTATTGGCTTGAAGAACAAGGATATAATTTAATTAAAGCACCTGTAGATCATAGATACTTCCCATTTCCCGATCATGTGCCAGAAGGAACTTATTATGGAGGTTATGCAGATCCTTATTATATCCATTTTTGGGGTGGAACAAGAGCATGGGACAGAGTTAAACACGATGTAAATGATGGATTTGTCTTGAAATACGAGAATTTCTGGTGGGAAAGAGAAGATAGGATATGGAAGCAGGTTGTAGATGATGACATAAGGGGTAAGACCGAAAATTTGATATTAAAGTATCCAAATCAATTAAACAAGAGGATAGAGTGATTAATTCCAGTAGGGCAAGATAGAATGGAAAAATATCGTCATATGCGAGGCATTAATGGCTAATTATAAATGCTTATATCCTGATGGTAGTATTCAAGAAGGATTTGAGGCAGGTTTAAGAATGCATTATGAATTATTAAAAGAACAATCCCCTATTATACCTGATGAAATTAAACTACAAGAAAAAGAAAGTTGGCAAGATTTACCATTCTTATCAACGGTAGATGATTCTCTTATTAATGCTTATTATCCTGACCTTATTCATTATGAACAAAATACACCGAATATTTTAGAGAAAGGTAAGGCATTGGATAACAGATATTTTCAATCAGAAATAGAGTTATTCTGGCATCTTTCGTTAATGAAATACCCATCTGCTATTGCATATATGGCTGGCTTAGCAAAAGTGCAACCATATTCAATCTTAGAACTTGGTGTTGGTGGAGATAGTGGTATATCTACTTCGTTATTTCATTATTGGTGTAAAACACAAGGTGGCAAGCTGGATAGTGTTGATAGGCACCCATTAGGTAAAACATGGGTCAGGTATAAAGATGTTAGTTGGTGGACTTTTTGGCAAGGAGATGATATTGCAATGCTTAATTCAGGGAATTTATCCCTATATTATGAATTAATTTTTCTAGATACTATTCATACTTACGAACATACAAAAAAGGAAATAGCAATTTGTAGCAAGATGACTGATGCAATTATATTTGATGATGCAACTATTCCTGATATTAAACAAGCTTTAAATGAATTTTTAGAAAATAATCCTGAATGGATTAAGACAAAATTATGGGAAAACGATTTAATCGTATTAATAGAAAGGAGACCTTATGCAACACAAGATTGAAGCAATACAGTTAGAATTAACTAATGCTTGTGGTTTAGATTGTGCCGAATGTCCAAGACGGTATATGACAAGAAAAGTTGGAATGATGGATTTTGAACTTGCAAAACTTATAGCTTTAGAGACACTTAAATATAATTACTATGCAGGATTTAATCTTAATGGTTTAGGTGAGCCTTTATTATATTCATATTTACCAGAATTTATTGAATATTTATGTTCTCTTAAAAAGGATGTCCACTTTGATTTATTTACAGGTTTAGTTGCAGATCCTGAACAAATTAAAAGAGTTGTAAGGGTTATTAAAGATTCTAAATGTGATGTAACGCTTGCAATGACTTATCATCCCTTTAATTCTAAAGGTGAATTCCAGGAAGTGAAAATGGAATTAATGATAAAAAACTTTCTTGAATTATACCATGAACTTGGCAGCATAGAAAGAGTGCATAAGCATATAGCATTGATAAAAACAAAATATGTTCATAATGGAATTGAGAAAGAATTTGTTGAAAGATTCAGACAAATGTTACCCGATGATAATATTCATGTAATTAAGAATATGAATCCCTGGTTGGATTTAGTTAAAGAGATGGCTGGTGAAGATGGCTATGATACTGGATGTCTAACTCCATCGGTATGTGATTATCCATTCATACTTCCTCATGTTTTATGGGATGGAACTATATGTATATGTTGCACTGATGATGTTCAGGGGGAATGCACTTTTGGGAAAATAGAAAAAGAAGAGGATTTGACAAGAATATGGAATTGCGAAGCATTAACGAGAATCAGACATTTATTTAAAAATTCATTTGAATTTCCAGAAGGAATTGAATTACCAAAGCATTATTTAGGAGATGAAATTAAGTCACAAGAAAAAACTAAACAAATAATGGAGCCATGTAATAAATGCAACAGAACAGCTTGGCTGAGATTGTGAAAAGAGAGAATTTAAATTACTATGAATTCAATCATCCTTCTATTACAGAGGAGGAATATGGAGAGGATTATTTTGAGAGAGGGTTTGAAAAAGGCATTTCCTGTTTTTCTATGTATAGATGGTTACCTGAATTAACCACGCCTATGGCAATGGCTATGGTAGACCATCTTGGTATAAGAAGACAGGATAAAATTTTAGATTTTGGTTCGTCAAAAGGTTACTTAGTGAGAGCTTTTAGATTGATGCTATATAGGCAGGCTTGGGGATGCGATATATCTGAATATGCAATATCTCAAGTAGATAAAGAAATAAAACAATACTGTAGACTTTCTACAAAAAAAGACCCTATACCATTTGATGATATTGAACATTTTGAATATATTGTATCTAAAGATACATTAGAACATATACCAGAAGATAGAATAAATGAATTATTAAATCTAATGAGTGATAAAGGATATGTCTTATTTGCAATAATTCCATTGGGAGTTGGGAATACCTATAATGTCCCCGCATATAATATTGATAAAACACACAAAATAGCTAAACCTGCTATATGGTGGGCTGAATTATTTGAAAAAACAGGTTGGTTTATTGATGATTTCTCTTATTGTATTGAAGGTATAAAAGATTCATGGAATAATTGGAAATATGGCAATAGTTTCTTTACACTTACAAGTAAGAAACTTTACCAAAGGCATCATGATTTAAGGTGGAAACAACATTTAAGATGTATTTTGAAAATTAAGGAGGTGATTTTATGAGTGCAGGATATTTTGTTGTAACAGAAACCACCAAATGGTGTGGCGAAAAGAGAAAGGCTGGGGATGTAATATATATCAACCATCCTATTCTTTTAAATTTACTTAATGAAGATAAAGACAAATTTAGAAAGATAACTGATAATAAAACAGTTATCGCACTTGATAGTCAAGCAATTCCATTTATATTTAAAAAAAATATGTCTATTAGAGATAAAGAATATAAGAAATCGGATTTTATATTCTTTACTTATAAAACTCAAGCACGCTCTTTAAAAAAATTTCTTAGACAAGCTACTAATGATGAATATAGAGAATATTTATTGAAGTTAGTAGGCATTAATTTGGAAGATGGAGAAATATAATGTCTTATTGCACGTCAGGTGATGTTCAAGCTGTAAATAGTCAAATAGTTTTTACTTCTATTTCTCATCCTAACCAGAACGAAATAAATTCTATAATTTCACAGATTGCGGGGATTATTGATGCAAGATTATCGGCTGTAGGATTTACAGTTCCTGTTGGAACTGGTTATTCGGTTGCTTCTGGTATGCTATTAACTCTAAATGCAATAGGTGCAGCAGCATTAGTTGAGAATTCAAGAAGACTTGCTGTCTCTACGGCAGAAGGCGAACCACCAAATAGGTATTGGACAATATTTAACCAACAATTGAGTGCAATAGAGAAAAATCCACAAATACTTAATGATGCACCTCGTGCTTCATGGTCTCAAGGAGCTACTTCTTATGCTGTAGATAATCCAGATGATGATGATGACGCAGGTTTGCAAGTAGAAGAACATCTAAAACCTAAATTCAGGAAAGGGCAGGTATTCTAATGGGTGGTTATATAGATTTTAAAATCTCAGTTTTAGGGGATGTGCAATTTGAAAGAAATCTTGTTCAATTTTCTGAATCAATATCAGATTGGACTGAACCATTAAAAAAAGCTGGCGATATTTTCTATAGAGTAGAGAAAGAGCAATTTGATAGTCAGGGTGGATATTCGGGTGGATGGGTTGCACTTAGTCCGAGATATGCAATATGGAAAGCGAAGCACTATCCTGGACAACCTATTTTAGTTAGAAAAGGAGATTTAAGAGGAAGCTTAATAAAAAAAGGTAGCAAGGGATCTCTATATAAATTAACACCAACAAGACTTGAAATAGGAACTAATGTCCCATATGCAATCTATCATCAATCAACAGGTAAAAGAAGAAAACTACCTCGTAGACCTCCTGTAGATATTCCCGAAACAGTTATGGGAATTAAAGGAGAATGGATTGAATTGTTTAGGAAAAGGATTGTAGAAGAAAGAAGAAGAATATTTGGAGCAATGGGAACATGAATTTAATGGAGACGATTGTAAATCAGATTAAGACTTTATTGCAAAATAATATGTCTGCAAAATTGACTAGTCTCAATACTACATACGGAGATGGGATAATTTTAAGAGACATAGCTCATTATTATCTTAGTGAAAAACAAGAATATCCTGATTTCCCCTCCATAATTATTCTTGGTGATAGTGGAGAAACAATCATTCAAACATCCGATTGGTTGGAGGCAAATCAGAATGTAGTAATTTCAATAGTAGATGTTGATAGTGATGAAGAAGTAATAACAAAAAGAATATATAGATATATTAGGGCTATTCTTGAAATATTATGGACAGATGTTTCGTTGAATAGCACAGCATGGAATATAGATTTAAGAAGATGGGACTATTATCCACTTATGCGAAATAAAGCATTAGATGGTATCTTTGCTAAAGAAGGGCAAGTTGAGATAATAGTCAAAACGGAGGAGGTGTGAAATGGCGAAAGCAAGATATATAGGTTCTTTTTCTGTATATATGCCAAAGATTGGGAAAACACTTAATCATGGAGATATTATAGAAAATGGTAAAATTGCAGATTGGGAAATAGAAGAAAGGGCTGATTTAGAAAAAGTTATAGAAGAAGAGCCAAAAGTAATAATAAAAGAAAAAAATCCTATTATTAGCGAATCTATTATTAGTGAATCTACTATTAGTGAATCTATTATTAGTGAATCTATAAAGGATATGAAGAAAGGAGGTAAGTAAACATGGCTATTTCAACTGGAAAAGGATATATAGCAGTTGGCAAGCAAACATCTAAAGCAACTGCTGTAACTCCTAATAAATTTGTAAAATACGATGGAGCTGATACTATAGAAACTACTCAAGAAATTGGGAAATTCAGGGAAGGTGGAGATGTAAGAGATATTGGAAGTTCATTAAAGCAATTTCAGAAATATGATGGAGGATTTACTTTCAAGGCAAGACCCGATATGTCTGGATTCTTTGTTGCTGCTGCTCTTGGTAATGCAACAATTGCTGGCTCAAGTTCTCCCTGGTCTCATACAGTATCAGGTGCAGAAACTTTACCCTGGCTATCTGTGGAAAAGAATATCAATAATCAGATTATAGAAAGATTACAGGATTGTAAGGTCAATAGTTTTGAAATATCAGCAGAGGCAAGCCAACCTGTAAAATGCAATGTCAATCTTATGGGTATCTCTGCTTCTGGAAGAACGCAAGTTCTTAGCGATACTTATGAGACAGATAATCCCTGGATATTCTATCAAGGAGCTTTTACAATAGATGGAGTTCCTGATAATAAAATACAGAAATTTTCTCTAAGAATAAATAATAATCTTCAAGAAGTATTTACTGACGATATATGCCGAAATGATATTTTGGAAGGTAATAGAGATATAGAACTTGACTTTACACTTGTCTATAATAATCAAAATAAATTCAATCAGATATATTATGGTGGATCAGCAGGCGTTAATCCTGCTGAAGTAGTAGCAAGTGGTAGTTTTGATGTTACACTAAGTTATGGAGCAGGTAGTGGTGTGAGGTCAATGAGGTTTGTAATAAATAAACTTGTGTATGTAAATTCACCAGTCCATTTAGACCCCGATATTAAAGTTCTAACTCAAGATTTTGTCGGATTTGCTCAGGGTGCGAGTCCAATAACATTCACAATACAGAATGCAACAGATTCAGCATACTAAAAGGAGGTTATATGAAAGTATTAGATTTAGATTTGTTACTTCCAAAAGATGCTGAGATTATATGGCAGGGCAAGACTTGGTTCTTGCCTGCCGACCTTCCTTCAAAACAAGCTCTTGTTGTAATATCATTACAAGAGGAACTAACAAGAGGGAAAATCTCGGCATATAGGGAAGTAATAAAATTATATACAGAATTATTAAAAATAAAGAATACATTAGGGAATAACGAGATAGAAAAGAAAATGATGTATAAGGGAGGTTTTTTCAAACTTATTCCTTTTGTCTTTGTTGATCTTCTCACAGAAGGAGGTAAAAAATCCCTTAATCTTGATGAAACTACTTATGAAGATGTTGAGATAAAATTGCATGGCAAAAATCTAATATTACCAGGAGATTTAATAGTTACTCATGCTTTTGCAATTATGGAAGCTGGGGAACAGTTAGCTAGCGGTAATAAGCAAGAAGCATATAAACAGATTATAAATTCATTAGAAGAAATAATCAAGATTAAAAATGAAGGTATCAAGACTGGCGTTTTGGCTGATTTAAGTTTTAAACAATTAATGGAATTAATTGTTTTTGTTTCTAAAGAAATTCTTGGCGGAATAACAACTGAAGATGAAGATATTGAAAAAAAAACTTTAACGGAGATGGAGAAGAACAAGGAGATATAACTATTCTTCCTTTGTTCTTAGCTATGATAAATGAAGGATTTACACACGAAGAATTAATGCACATGGGATGGAAAACTTTTAATGGTTATCTAAAAGCTATTGCAAGTAGAAATATGAGAGAACAAAGAGAAGTAGAAAGACAGCAATTAAGACAAAAAGCAAGGAGTATGATACTAAATTAAGTGGCTACTGAATCTATAAAAATTGTAATAGAAGCATCAGCAGCACAAGCTAAGGCAGTATTGGAAAGTCTATCTTCTACTATGAAGACTACTATGGGTGGTATGGCTACTGCAACTAGACCAATGGTGAATGCAACACAAAGTCTTACTACTGCAACTACGCAAGCATCAAAAGCTACTCAAGAACATAGTGGGCATATGGGTGCTTTCAGGAAATCTACAGTTCTTGCAATTGTAGAAATGATGGCTTTGTATTCAATAATGCGATTGACAATTGGAGGCATTAAAACTCTATTTACCGATGCTTTCAATGCTGTAGAAGATTATAGAATGGCTATCATTAAAATCTCTGCTTTATACACTACTTTTTCAGAAAAGAGTAAATTTGATCTTGCTGGTGCTTATAAAGAAGCTTCTACCTATGCCAAAGATTTAGTAAGTTTTCTTGAAGTAATTGACAAAAGAATGCTAACAAATATTACGGAAGCCTTATCTATGGTAGAAGTAATGTCTGCTTATGGCATTACACTTGATATGAACAATAAAAAGGCAGTGGAAGGTTTTATTAGTGTTGGTAATGCTGTAAAAACAGTTTCTGCACAATATCAAAATGCAGGAGTTCAAATAAGACAGGAATTAAGAGGACTCTTTACAGGGCAAACACGAGAAGTGGATCAGTTAGCTAAAATGGTTGACCAAAGACTTGGAGGTTCTTTAAAAGAGAACATTAAACAATGGAGAGAAGCAGGCACATTATGGGAAAATTTAGGAAAATTATTAGAAGGTTTTGGGGCTGCCTCTAAAGATTTTGAAAATACATGGGAAGCTATTGGGTCTTCTTTGAAGACTTTATATACCAAAACTTTAAGACAATTATTTGTTCCTACATTTGAATTAATTTTAGAGAAGACAAAAGAGATAAATGAATATTTTGAAAGCATACAAGGAGCAAGATGGCTAGATGAATTAAGTGTGAAATTAGAAAATACGGCTACCTCAATTGCAAATTTTGGAGCAACGATTTGGGAGAATAGACAAGTTTATATGGATTGGCTAACAGCATTGAAATCTTTTGCAGGTATTGTTGATACTTTTATAATAACTCCTCTTGCTTTCTTTGCGGATAAACTTGCATGGCTTGCAAGTGCAATAGTAGATGTCTGGAATAAATGGAAAGGATTTGTTGATGATATAGAAAGCAAACCTTTATTCAAAGAAGATGATAAGGGAATAGAAATATTGCACAATATTATAACCAAAATAAAGGAATTTATAGGAATTGCTCCAAATATGGATAAAGCTATGGCGTTTATGGAACAACGCACTAAAAAAGGGCTTATTCCTGCTTTGCAGGCTGCGGCAGAAGCAGCAGAAAAAACAGATAAAAAATTTAAAGAACTTTGGGGATCAGCTTTTTATGCAAAACCTCCTAAGATGGGTGCAATAATTGATGAAGAAGAAGCAAAGAAAGTAAAGGCATTATTGGAAAAACAGGCTAAGGCTGCAGAAGAATATCTCAAAAAATATGCAATGGACAATGCTGATTTACATGAGAAATTAGCATTACAAAGAAATGAAGATTTAAAGAAAGTTGGCAATAATGCGAAAGCAAAAGAAGCTATCTGGGCAACATATTACAAAAAAGTTAATGATCTTGATCAAAATTTTCATATGTCTATTGATATAAGTGATAGATTTTCTATTGTGAAATTACAAGATACTCTTGATGAATCAGTCAATCGTTTTTCTGTAAGCAAAGAAAAGATGAAAGAAATTAGCGAGAAAACAGATTTTTCTATAACAGGACATACAGCAAATTTACAATTGCAAGTTGACCAGACTTTATATGATAGTGCTATAGACTTATCGCAAAAATTATTGGATGAAAAAATAGATAAATTAAATAAAAATAGAGAAATTAATATGGCTACAAACCTTGAAATACTTAAATCCGATAAAGCTACAGCAGGAGAAAAAATGAAAGCAATGGAAGAATTAAATCAAAATTTAAATTCTTCTAATATGAATCTTATGCAATCGTTTAAACTAGGCTGGAAAAGTGCAGAAGAAAACTGGCATTCTACTACACTACTGATGGCTGAAATGGGCTATGATTTTGCTGATAAGACAAGGGACTATATAGGTAATTATTTGTTTGAAGGGTTAAAAGGGCATATGAGAAGTTTTTCAGACTTCTGGACTGGATTTTGGAAGATGTTAAGAGATATATTCCTTAAAACAATAGCTCAAATGGTAGCAGATGCTATCATGTTGAAAATAGGATTACAAGATATTATAGGTAGTGTTCTTGGAGCTATAGGTCTTGGTGGTGGCGGCGGCGGAGGAACTGCAAAAAATATAGTGAGTGTAGCAGCAGGGGCATTATTACCAAAAATATCTCTTGGTGGTGAAGGTGGCGGGGTAAGTATAGGGGGAGCTGGAGCAGGTGCTGGTTTATTTGGAGGAAATCTTGTTGATATTGCATATTCTGTAGCAGATGCAGTTTCTTCATTAGGTATTGGAGCGGTTAGTGATGCCGCTTATGCAATCGCAGATCAATTAGCAATAGTTGAGGAATCTCTTGGAGCTTCGCTTGGTGGTCTTGTAACTGCTGGGGGATTGGGATTTATAGGTGGAAATATAATAAGTAAGTTATTTGGGAAAAGGGGACCTGCTGGAGGTATTGGCGGAGCAACAGGAGCTATGGCAGGAATGGCTATTGGGGGACCCATAGGAGCAATTCTAGGTGGTATAGGCGGTTCATTATTAGGAGCATTAGGATTTGGCAAAAACGCACCTTCTGTTTTTGAAGGACTTGGAATAAAAGCAACGGATGAGTCTAGAGGCATCCAAGCATTAGACGCTTCTATTAGAGCATTAGTAGATGGCTCTTTAGGTGATTTTAAAGTGGGATTAACAGTTATTGCAGAAGCTCTTGACGATACTATTAATAGAGTTAATTATGGAAAAGTAAATTTTGGAGAATTTGAAGGAGTAATGCAGACAGTCGGCTCAGCTTCAGAACGGTATCTTAATATATTAAAAGAACAAACTCCTACCTCAGATATGGCTAATGCCTCAGCAAAACAATTAATAGCTTCTATTGTTGTGATGGCTGCACAAACACAAAATGCTACGGGAGTTACATTAGAATATAGAACTAAATTGATGGATATGGCTTTAGCGTTATTACAAAATGCAAGTCAATCAGGATTTACAGCAGCACAAGTTCAATATCTAACGACTATATTGAATTCCGCTAGAGCTGGAGCTTTTGACTTTGGGGCTACATTAGAATGGTTAAATTCAATACAATTAGCTCCAAAAACAATTAATGTATCTTATAATGTTGCACCTCCGCCTTCGCCAAACTTTCATTATGGCGGTATTATCAAAGCACATGGTGGTTGGTATACTCCTATGATTTCAGCAGGCGAACAAATGATTATAGCACAAAGAGGAGAATATATTACAAGAAGGAATTCTGTTAATCAAGAAACCTTGCCAGCTTTAGATTATATAAACAAAACTGGTTCTATTCCTCAACAACCTATTAATGTTATTATCAACCTTAAAGGCGGTGCTATTGATGACCCTGCATATTGGGATAAAATAGTTAGGTGGTATATACAGCCTGCAATTAATAGAAATAGCAATAGGAGGGTCTAAAATTGCATATACCCGTTTGGCTTAAAATTAGACTCGTGGTTGCATTTTTATTGTTGATTGATGGTATTATATTGACTTCCTTCTTTTTCCTTTACTATAAGGCTAAAATCAATTATTTTTTGGAAGGGAATTATGGAAGCACCTCCTAAAATTGGAATAGCAGGAAACGAATATCAATTACAGCATTCACCATTCCCTATGAATGTCTGGTTTGAGGAACAAAAGGAGATTCATCAGGTATTTACTAAAGAACCCAAAATATATCATCAGGGCTATAGAATGAAAGCAAGGATGGAATTCTCAACGGAATCTCTCCTTAATTCTACTGATTATGAACAATTAAGGCAAGTATATAATTTACATACAGAATTATCTTTTATTCCTTATCCAACTACTTACCCTAATTATGCATTATCTGGATTTTGGACTAATGAATTTAATTTTGTTCATTTTCATAAAAGAGATATAACCTATTATGTTGGTAATATTGAATTAGAAGGGTCGGCATTGCTAAGTGCAATACCGATAAAAGCATGATAGACATAAATATAATAAAGAAAATTTTAGATGTTATAAGTTTTGATGGCAAAGAAAGAGTATTAAAAATCAAAGATGAATTTGAAGGTTGGTTATATGATAAAGATGGCAAGTTACTTAAACATATAAAAGGTGAATGCAATAGTATGACCAATGGAGGGTTTGATTGGTTATGCCATAGAATAGCTTCGGGTGGAACTCCACCAACTGGCATAACACATGCGGGTATTGGTTATGGTAATGGTGCAAGCAATGCCTTTGCAGCAACTCAGACATTGTTACAAGGTGCTGTAGTAAATATAAAAACTTATAGTTCTTATGTTCATACAACAGGAACAAAAGTATTTTATGTTGAAACTCAATGGGGAGCTAATGATCCCTCTACTTCTGAAATTACAATACAGGAAGCATCAACATTTAACGCCCTAAGTTCTGGAACTATGATAAGCAGACAGGTATTTACGGCAGTTACAAAAGCATCATCGGATATATTTACAGGAAGATTTACTTATACATTTAGCGAGGTGTAAAAATGGGAGAAATAGGGTCTGGAGCAGGATCAAGTTTTCCTGCAACATTAGATACAGATAATACAAAAGAGAATACAGCAACATCTGCAAGGCCTGATGTGCCTAATGATTTAGCAGATTGTATTATTAAAATACAAACAGCATTGGGGACATCTCCTCAAGGCAATTATAGTGATACAAAAACAAGACTTAATAATACTAATTCACCATTTTCTTTAGTTATAGCGCCCTCTGGTTATCCGTTAGCTCAAAATGCTAATTATGTATGTGATGGAATTAGCGATGAAGATACAATATTAACCGCTATAAATGCTTTACCTGCTGGTGTTGGTGGCAGAATTTCTTTGAGAGAAGGTGTTTATCTATTTCATGCAGAACTTGTTAAAGATAGTTTTGATAGTGTAATAATAGAAGGATGTGGGAAAGCAACAAAAATACAAAGAGGATTTGAGTCTGCTTCAGCTAAAGGATTGTTTGATATAACTAACTGTAATAATTGGGTATTCAGAAATATGTGGATAGATGGACAATCTGCAACTTATATATCTACAAATAATAGAGGTATCAATATTGGAATTGGCTGCACGGATTCAATAGTAGATGGGGTTGTCTTTAGCGATATGCCCGCAGAGGCTCTTTATATTAACCCTCATGCGACAACAGACACTTCACAACGAGGCAAAGTAACTAATTGCTTTTTTAGTAATGTCAATAAAGGGATATATCTTTATCGTGCAAAAGATATTAGTATTATCGGGAATTCAGTAGCATCTCTTGTAGCTTCTGGTAATGGGATATATCTTACAGGTGATAGCAATAACAATATAATTATTGGGAATGTTATTAGAAATGCAACTGCTGGTGCTGTAGCAATGTATCTTAGTAATGCAAGTAGAAATGTAATAATTGGCAATGAAATCCTTGATGATAGTGGTGGGAATATAGGAATAAATATAAGAGGCAATTGTGATAGCAATATAGTTGCAGGTAATTTTATTAGAGATTTTGATAAAAATATATATTGTGAAGGTTCTGGGAGTGAAGATAATTTTATTGCATTAAATTATCTACGCAAGGGAACTGCAATTTATGTAACCGATGCGGGAAATAAACCTTATTGTGTTTATAATTATATTCAAAGTGGAACTATATCAGATTCCAACAAAGTAGGGCATTTTTTAAATTATAATAATAATATTGCACCTGCAACTATTACAGTTGGAGCTTCTGCATATAATTATCAGAATACAAACCCTTATCCTCTTGATGTTATAGTTAATAGTGGCACTGTATCACTAATTGAATTCTCAAAAGATGGTTCTACATATTATACAACTGGCTTAACTGCTGGCATATTTAGAGTCCACACTTATGATTCCTTGAGGACGACATATACAGTTGCGCCTTCAATGGTTGCAGTTGCGAGGTGAAAAAATGAATGAAATAATATATTTAATTCTCCCATTTGCATTGTTAATTTCTTTGATATTATTTATTATTTATTTGTTAAAATGGATGTCATAGAGGAAGATGCCAAGTTGGAATTGGGGACAATATAATTGGGGAGATCAAAATTGGAGTGCAGCAGAACACTTCTTGAGTTTATTTGAGAATATTGGAATATCTGAAGCATGGATAGATTACGGAATATTTCATTCATTACAACCTGCCAATTCTGATTTTATTGCAGCACAGCATAGCCAATATAATTCTCCACTTTCTGGAGCCTGGTTATATTTAGGCAGTGATATTGTAGATTTATCAAGCAGGATAATAAGTATATCTTCAATAGATTATGAGATACCTGATATTTTTGAGACTACTTCTCAAATTATAGCTTCTGATGTAGTAATAGAGTTAGATAATACCGATAATTATTTAACTGATTATGCAGATGCTTCTGTTTTATATAATAAGACTTATGTAGGTTCAAAAGTTATAGTATGGGCTGGCTTTAGACTACATACAATACCATCTAACCATGATTCTCTTATTGCAGTTGCTACTCAGAAATTAGTAAAAATAGAGAATATGTTACACGAAAGAAAAGTCCGATTATATTGCACTGATTATATGAAAAATGCACTTGAGACTTATGTCGGCTTACCTGATGCGGATGGTGTTGCAACTCCATTAACTTATACAGCAAAGACTTTTAAATATATTATTGAAGATTTGCTTGTAACTTATGCAGATTTGACATTATCTGACCTTGATATAGAAGATGTATCATTATTTTCAACATTGACAATTTCTTTTGAAGAAAAGACAGTAGCAGAATGCTTGCAAATACTTGCAGAAATAGCCTTTGGTTCTTTTAACACCACAGGTGCAGGGAAGATACAATATAGAAGTTTCCCTAACGAACCGACTATTGTAGATTATAGTTTACCAAGTAACAGAATACAAAAACTGTGGTATACAGGGCAAGATTGGGATAGGAATAGAATATCAAAAGTAGTAGTTATTGGAGCAAGCGGAATATATGCAGCGTCTGGCAGTGGAACAGGGAATCAGGTAATGAAGATTAATAATACTTATGTAACTGCTAATGGGTTAGCTGCTGATATGGCTGAGAATTATCTTAATAGAATATTAATGTCTCAAAAAGTTATTGAGATTGATGGAGAATTTTTACCGTCAATTCAAGTAAGGAATATCATTAATGTTGAAGAAGTATCCTCCATTATGTTGCTGGTAAACTATTCATTAAATCCAACAGATTGGACAACAAGAATGAAATTAATTTTTTATTTTTACGGTAAGACTTGGGATACAGAAAGCGAACTAAATACTGGCACTTTCTCAAATACAAGAGTGCCATCAGGGTATGATCATGTAGAATTAGCAGCCTCTACAAGCATTACAACAGGGACTGCAACTTTTGATTTTGGAGATACTACTACAACAAAAAATTGGCAAAGTTTTAGAGATAATATATCTTTACTTGAGAGGAAAAAATGAGTCTACCGATAGCGCCTACAAATTGTGCAGCGGTTGCTATTACCAATAAAGACATGAAAATTACATGGGAACATACTTGGGCATATTCTGTAAGTCCACCTTGTGAGCGTGGATATGAAATATGGAGAAGTGTTAATGGTGCTGCATATTCAAGAATAAAAATATATATTTCAGAAAGTGAGATATACCATAATATAAGAGAACATCACGATACAAATATAATAACGAATAAATATTATAATTATAAAGTTAGAGCACTTGAAGAACCATCAGATCCATTATCAAGAATGTATAGTCCTTATTCAAATATAAGTGCAACAGTATATGCACCTCCTGCAACTCCTGGAAGTATTACTTATGTATTTCAGACTTCACCAGATGGTATAACTTATTCTGGTAGTTATACTGATATTGCAAGTGTTCCGAATTCAAAATATATAAGAATTGTAGCAACATTAACCTGCACTGCTGGAGGAGGGCAGTGGACTCCAAGATTGGATAGTTTAACAGTAACTTATTTAAAATTGTAGATGACAATAAATGATATAATGTTATAATAATAAAAGGAGATAAAAAATGGATAGAAAATATACACAGGAATTTACTTTGCTTGACGCTGCTACAGCAGTAGGGCGTGGAGCAATTGTATCAGGCATGAAAAGGTTCTATAGGGATTGGACTTGTGAAATAGCATTAACAGGAGATCCGACTGATGTAATATTAGCAGTAGAAGGAGCTTTAAATGGGACGCCTGTAAATCCTATGACTGGTTCAGGTGGATACGCATTCACTGCTGAAGAAATAGGGCAAGCAAAAGCTATATTTGAGATAATAGATACTGGAGCATTTTTGGTAAGAGCTAACTTACTTACATTAACCAGTGGCACAAACCCAACTGTAACTGCAAAGATTAGAGGAGTAGAGAAATGAAGAAAATAATATCAATAATTTTAGGAATATTGTTGTTAGGAACAACAAATATATATGGTTGGACTAAATATGGCGGTGATATAGGATTACAGAAAGTAACTCCAGGCACTCAACAAATAGGTAATTTAAATATTTCTGGAGTTGGTATTTTATCTGATATCACACTTCAAGATACCACTCCTCTTATTACCCTAACCGATACAACTGCAGGTGACAATGATTGGTCTATCAATGTAGACGCAGATAACTTTAGTATAATAGATGATACTCAAGGTCTAACAAGATTGTCGATAGATTCTACAGGCAACGTCGGCATCGGGACGGCGACGCCGGGGGCACCATTGAGTGTAGTT